AAAAAGTATTGAGTAGTCAGTAGAATGTAAAAATGGACCCTGTTACAATTTTAGCTGGATTAAAAACTGGTCTAGCAGCTGGGAAAACTATTGCTGGATTAAGCAAACAGATTGGGCAATTTTTTGACGCAACTGACCAAGCTAAGAAAACGCTACAGAAAAAAGGTATATCAAGCAAAAGCGCCAATGCTACTGCGCTGGATCGCTGGGCGAAGGTTAGAGCAGCAGCAGAGGCTGAAAGCGAACTCCAAGAATGGATCACGCAAACTTACGGAAGATCAAAATGGTTAGAGCTTTTGAAGATACGCAAGGAAGTTTTATTAGAGAAACGCGAGATGGAAGCTAGACTTAGGCGTGAAGCAATAGCAAGGCAGGAACTTGCTTTAACCTTAACAGGTATATTTTTCTTACTCACTGCTTCTGCTATTGGGGCAACTGCTTATCTGCATTACATGGGCTGGATAGATTTTTGGGATTATTTTAAATGATTTATGTTTTGGTTTTTCTACATTTTATTAGCACAGATAGATTGCAATATTATCAGATTGGAACATTTTCGGATAAAGAACAATGCCTAAAGCAAGCAGAAAAAGCACAAATACTAGTAACACACAACTCAATGAAGGTGACTTGCCTAGAAGTGAACAGCCAACAATAATAGATCATGGAAAAAAGTTTGCAGCATATGATAAAAATGGTAAACTTATTATACTAGGATATGATCGAAAAATAGTACAGGATTACGCAAATGACAGAATTCGAAAAAGCTGATCTAGATAAAAATGGAAAGATAGAGCGAGACGAGTGGAACAAGCTGTCTTTAGAAGATCGTCGACTTGAAATAATAGACCGAGACTTAAAGCGAAATGCAGAACGCAGGTTCACAGGCTTGGCTCTTATGGGGATGTTAGTTTATCCTTTTATAATTTTGCTTGCTTCGGTTCTCGGTTTCGATAAAGCAGCAACTCTTATCACGGATATTGCTTCCGTTTATGTGATTGCAGCATCTGGTGTTGTAGCTGCATTTATGGGTTTCAATGCTTACTCTGCTAAATCAGAAAACAAAGCATCTATTCAGTACGAGAAAGAGAAATAGTTTTCGCCAGAGAATCCCAGTCTTCTGTGCTTAAATTTCCTTGTTTGCTCCAAGAGGACATTTCCATAAGATGTTTTTTAGATGGTCTGTCGAAAAGTTTTCTAGCATGAATGCCACTAACAAGGACTGTAAAGTCTCTGTCGACACGAATTAATATCCAACTATTACCTCCATGGGAAATATATGTATTTGCCCACATTGCTTGATTTAATCTAAGACCACTGACGAAGCGTCTCTTTGGCCATTTATTAATGTATTTGAGTTCTATCCATCCTGACTTTCCATTACCAATGTAATGAACATCTGGCATGCCTTGGGCAACTCTGTTCTCAACACGATACATTTTCAAAGGCAAGTTATTTCTTATTAGTGTCCAGAAGTTCTTTTCACTCATTGGTTTCCTCCATGAATAGGGATATTGGATCTTTGGTTATAACATCGGCGAGGTTCTTTTTCTCTCGCAGAGCTTTTATTATTTTACTATCGACAGACTTGCGTGTTTCGATGTCGATATAGGTGACGTTATTTTTAGTTCCGATGCGGTGACATCTATCTTCCGATTGCATCCGTTGTTCTAGATCAAAGCTGTTGGAATAATAAATGGCATAATCTGCAGCAGTAAGTGTCAAACCTATTCCACCAGATTGTGGTTGACCTATAAAATACCTAATGCTTGGGTCATTTTGGAAACGCTCAACTGCAACCTCTCTAGCGTCACTTGTAACGTCTCCATGGTAACTTACTGCTAGATCTCCTAATGCCCTCTCTATGGCTCTTAAATCAGCCTTGAAACGTGCCCATATAATAACTTTAGAGTCGATGTCGCTGAGTATCTCTTTTAGAGCCTCTATTCGAGGGTTTTTGTCGTCTATCTGGGACAAACCTTCCTCGCTAGGAAACCAACCGCAAAGTATCTGCTGAAGCCTTAGCAAACGAGTTATTGCTTCGGGTGCTTCTATCATGTTGCCTTCCAACTCAGCAACGAAAGACTTCTTCATAGTCTGGTAAATTTTCTTTTGCTTAGGAGTCATTTCAACATAGTGACGCTGATATATTTTATCAGGTAAGTCTAGGCAGTCTTTCTTTAAAACTCTAAAGCTGTGACCTTCTATGTTTCTGGTCAGTTCGTCTATATTCTGGTAAGATATAATCTGCTTGTTCTCGAAGCCACCCATTATGCAATATCTCGCACGAAACGAATAAAAGCTGTCATATCCTAATATTTGCGGTTCTAGAAATTTGAACTGAGAGTAAACATCTTCTGGACCTTTGGTCACTGGGGTGCCAGTCATTATTCTTTTGTAATCAACTTGCTTGCCGAACTTAGTTATTATCTTTGTTCGCTTGGCTCCTGGACGTTTAATCCTAGAGCTTTCATCTACAACTAGCAGAACTTTATTACTGACCAATATTTTCTGCATATAATATATTGCCTTGGGACTTGTAAAAGCCTCGACATTAAAAGTGAAAACTTTAAGGCATTCAGATTCACCTAGAACATCTTCATATTCTTCTATTCGTTTTTTGGTCATTCCGGAAGAATAATAAAACGACTTCCTAGGACACCAATCTGGCATGTGTATGTCTATTTCCCTCAGCCAGTTTCGATGAACTCCATTAGGAGCAATTACAACAATAGAAGTTATTTGACCTTTCGCATAAAGATATGCAGCATTGTCTATGATAACTTTAGTTTTCCCTGTGCCTTGTTCCATCAATAAAGCAAAAGCCTTTTTATCTCGGCTCATGTAAAAAGCTTTTCGTTGGTGGTCAAAAGGCTTGGTTTTAAAATCATAGTCGTCGTTGCTTGGCAACTCAGAGTGTTTCATTTTAATATTAGCTTCCATCTCTTTTAGGTTGCTAATATATTTATCGATTGCTGGAGAAGCAGACTCATCCCACTCAGCACTAGGAAAGTATTTACGAATTCTATCTATATTCGCACCTGTTGGATCGAACATAAGATCCCTGCCAATCCACCTTTTAAATCCTGGAAGTGTAGACAGCTTTTCAAAAGTATCGCCATCAAGCTTTGACTTGACTAGCAAATACTTTCCGTATTTTGACTTAGTTATTATCATTCATCCTCGTCCTGTTCTATATCGCCCGAGCCATCGCATGTTTCGCAGGTGTCCCAAGCAACGTCGATGAACCCACCATTGATGTAATCAACGACGGGTCTATCATATTCACGACAACCCCAACCTTCGCAATCAGGACAAGACACTCCCATTACACTGCCTCCACATATACTTTACTACCACAAGTCCATGCATAACCAAACTGAGGCTTTTTGATCCAATCTCCGTTTACGTCAGTAACTTTTTTACAAACGTAAGACGTCTGTATCCACCCATCGAAATATTCAACTCTTTTATTACACCTCATAAAAAGTTTTTTTGACTTAGGGTTAAGTTTAAATACAGAGCCTATCTCAAGGTCTTCTATTTTTTTAGCAGTGCATTCCATTTTAGTTCCTTTCTCAGCTTATACAATTATTCTATCTTATTTAGACAGAAAGGTAAAGGACTTTGATCTGTTTAAAAACAATAACTTACAACTTTTTACTTAAAAAGATCTTTGGGTCTGGGCAAAGGACGCAACCATTCTTTGTCTTTTTTCTTATAAAAAATATGTTTGCCAACTGTTTTTACTCTTTGGAATTCGCTTGCCCAATAAGGATTAACATCGTTGTTGTGGTAATAAGTTGCATCTTCACCAACAACACTTATGTATTGTCCTTCCTCCAGCATCATCTTGGCTATTGCTTTAGAGGTTCGCAACGAGTTGTGTTCTCTTGGATAGTCTGACTTACCATCGCACCACCAACTAAATTGACAGCCAGAACTGTTGTCTTGTAAAACAACTGAGCAAACATCATTCGGGAAATTATCTGAAGCCACTCTGTTAAGAGTGACCTCAGCTATTGCTATTTGACCTTGTATCGGTTCTGATCTAGCCTCGAAATATATATTCAAGGCTAGACACATGAGAGCTGTTTCTAACATTACGCCACCAAATCGAAATCGAAAGTTAATTGGTCGTCGCACTGGCTTGAGAACTTAGGGTTCTCAACTTCGTAAAAAGCATGAACCAATCGCTTGCCCCAGTGGTGCGAGGCATCCATAGCTCTCCACTTAGGAACTTGATTGTCGATTGTAGTCCAGTCACGAGTGTCCATTACTAGGACGTGCTTAGTAATTTGAATAATATAAACTTTACCTTGCTCAAGGTTTTCAGGAACGAACTTGCTCAGCTTGCGTTTTTTCTCGAGCGTTGTCCACTTGCCTTTTAGACCGAGCTGTTTACAAGCTTTTGCGATGTTGCTATTTGTAACACCTTTACAATGACGCTTTCCACGGATCTTGCGAAGAGTTTGGTAAGCTGGTTCGTATTCGATGCCAGCAACAGTCGCAACAGAAAATGGACCACACCATGTAACTCGGTGAATGCCTGTGTCGCAGTAAATAATTTGACGTGTTTTAGGGTTGTGCTTTTCCATGATTTGTTTCCTTTCTCAATCAATATAGTCATTGTATATTGTCTCACCAGAGAAGTAAAGAACTTAGTTCACTTTAAAAACAATAACTTATGTGAGTTTACGCCACTTATCTAATTGTAATTTCCTAAAGCCTTTGTTTATTTTGCCTTTTAGAAGATACCAGTCACCAATTTTACCTTCCTCAACTATAGGCTTGCCGAGCTTGGGATATTGGAATCTTCCTATTCCTGCCAATATTGGACCAGTGTCGTCCTCGAACTTCATGTTAAGCCATAGGTTGTGGGTCTCTGCTCTGCGACCACCTCGCTTGGCTAAGTTTACAGCCTCGTTTAGATCTCTAAGGTTTTTCTCGACGAGCTTGCCGAATACAACGAACTCTCCAGGATTGTCAGCTTCTAGGTCGTGTATGTCTGTTATCTTTGTTTTTATGTTGTGGGAGGCTGGATCTTTCTTAATATGCCCGAACCTACGTTCGCACTCGAATATGTCGTCATATGGCGTTTCTCCGTTGTCTAGGAGGTTATCTTGCCGAGGTGTTAAAGGTTGCTTCAGTTCCCTGCGTTTTACAATATCATCAGCCATCTTTGGACCAATACCTTTTACTCCTATTAATCCACCAATCAGCTCACCTTCCTGCACCGACCAATTTAGATCAGACTTGAATTTGTCGTATGGCTTATAAACTAATCCCTCTCGAGCAACTTCTCGCAACAGCTTAACACCTTGATCATCGTCCTTAACATTACGGAGGCAAGCAGCAGCAAACTCTAAAGGATATCTGCTTTTTAAAACACAACACCAATAACTAACCATTGCATAAGAAACCGCGTGGCTCCTGTTAAAAGCCATAGATCCCATCGTATTGATATTGTCCCATATTTCACGAGACTTCTTTTCGTCTAGTCCATTTTCCTCAGCACCAACTTTAAACCTCTGCCAATACCTATCGAAAAATTCTTCACCCAAAGACTTGCTCATCGCTCTTCGGAGCTCAGATACTTCTTCCCAAGTCAGCTTGCCTATTTCACGAGCTATCGTCATAACCTGCTCTTGGTAAACTACAATGCCATAAGTAACCTCGGTTGCTTCTTGAGTCATATCGTGGAAATGGTAAACAGGCTCAGCACCTGTTCTCTTTTTAATAAACTGAGTTGTGCCTCCTGAGGTTAGTGGTCCAGGACGAGCCAAGGCAGTAATAGAACAAATGTCCTCGAAGTTTGCTATTTTCATCTGCCTTGTTAAAGACTGCAGAGCATAACCTTCGAACTGAAATATACCTGCATATTTTTCGTCGTTTAGTATTTTAAAAGAGGCTTCATCGTCAAGCGGAAAATTTACGAGCTTTTGCCTAGACCAACCAACTTGATCTAAAACGTCTTGCAATACTGATAGTGTTCTAAGTCCTAGGGCATCTATTTTTAGCAAGTTTAAATTCTCAGCATCCTTCTTGTCTATCTGAGCTGCACCAGTTTGCGCACTTACCGAGCAATACTTACTAACAGGATCTTCAGTAACAATAATTCCAGCAGCATGAACTCCTGAGTGGCGAGCATGGTTTTCCATCTTCTCGGCTATTCGCATTTGCGGATATTTATTTAAAACTTGCTTGCCTATGTCTAGGTCGTTAAAGGTGTCCATAATACACATTGCTGCACGAGCATCACCTCCGCTACGTTCAATGATTGCACCTTTTAAGTCATTAACTTCCCAAGCTGGAATACCTAGCTCCTTGGCAACTTCGGTTATTGTGCTCTTGGCTTTATACCTGCTGACTGTTCCTAGGTGAGCAACTTTCTCGGAGCCATACTTGTCCCTCAGGTATTGGAAAACCATTTCTCTGCGATCGTCCTGAAAGTCAATATCAATATCAGGCAAGTCTGCACGAGTAACATCAATAAATCTTTCGAATAGCAAATCGAACTTTATAGGATCAACATCCGTTATGCCTGTTAAATAGCAAACCAAAGAGCCAGCTGAAGAACCACGAGCTGGACCAACGAGCATATGTTGCTTCGCATAATTAATCATGTCAGCAATAACATAGAAATAATCATGGAACTGTTTTAGATCTATCATTTCGAGTTCACGCTTTAATCTAGCTTTGTAAACAGGATCCTCTAAATCTATTCCTCTTTCCGGAGCACCATCTATACACATCTGCTCTAAAGTTTTATCAGGTGTAAATGATATCATCTGAGCAACAGGCAGATCAACATTACACATGTCTGCTATTTTGTAGGTGTTTTCTATAGCCTCGTCAGGAAGCCAAGGAACGCAATCTAATAACTCGTATTCGTTTAGCAAGTGCATAGGTTTAGTTCGTTCCATCCTATTCATGCCAACCAGAACCTCATAAGCCTTTCGGTCACCAACTTTAGGATAGAAGTTGTCGGAGGTTGCTACTGGTTTAAAACCTTTTTTCTCGCAAAACTCTAGAGCCTTCTTAGAACTCATAGGATTTATCTCGATGTAAAGATCGTTTTTTCTGGTCAAAGGAAGCAGTCCCCACTCTGGATGAGTACCACTGATAATAATTATATTTTCCGATATATCGAACAGGTCGGAATAACTTATCCTTGGGAAATAATAAAAATTTTCTTTGCTCGTACTTTTTGTTACGAGGTCATAAACCTCTGACAATCCTTCGTTGTTCTTAGCAATAAAAGCCATCATGTTTGCGGTTTGCCTAGTGCGGTCGGTGGAGTCTACAACAACTGCAATCTCAGCTCCGAATATAGGTTTCTTTCCAGCCTTTTTACAAGCATTGCTAAAAGGAACATGACCCCAAGTTCCAACATCAGCTATGCCTATGGCATCCCCACCACTTTCTATTACGCTAGAGATTGGACCATAAGCCTTGCGAAAAGAATATTCTGTACGAGCTCTTATTTGAAGCATTACATGATCACCGCAATAATCGCATAACTAACAATAAAACCTATTAATGCAATTGTCATTATATGTGTCCTTCCTTTTTGTACCACTTGATAATTTCTATTGTTGCTTCAACGTCATTTAGAGATCGGTGAGCACCTTCTATTTTCTTGCCCATTATCTCTTCATAGATATCTCCGAGCTTGCGCATTTTACCCCAAACACTTTGCCCAACTTCAACTGTGCAAATATGATCCATTGGCCAAGGAAACTTAGTCACCTTATCAAGACGCTCAAGCTCGAACCTTAATATCTTTCGATCGAAAGGCAAGTTGTGTGCAGCCATAGAAGTTTCTCCTAAAAAGAACTTACACAAATCTTTATAGTGAGCAACGAATGGTTTTTTGTCTTTTAGATCTTCGTCTGTTATTCCAGTTATTTTTGTTATCTTAGGATCTAACTCATGTCCAGGATTACACATAAATTCTAATTTATCATATTCTTCAAAATTACCATCGGTTATTCTTATTGCACCGAACTCAATAATTCTAGGTTGCAAGTCTAGATCAGATCCTTCAGCCTTTGGTAAGCCTGTTGTTTCAAGATCAAATATAATCATTACTTGTCCTCGTTGTCTAAAGACTGTAACATAAATGCATAAACGCCAAGGTCATGTACAGAGTCCTCGTGAGACTTTGGCCAGTTTTCTGCATAACGAGTCATTTTAGCAACAATCATATTTACAATGCCGAATCTGTTCCATTCCTTCTCTGTTGAAAGAGTAACTCCTTTGGGGAATAAAGCCATCATTACTTTTCCATGACGGTGGTAGTTGTCGCCATAGACTTTATTGCGTTCCTTAAAAGTTTCTAGAGCATCTTCCATGCAATCTATAGGTGACTTATTCCTGCGATGTTTTCTAGCAACATCTCCAATTGTTTTAAGATCGCTCATTGTCTCTCCCTTTCTCATACGAACTTCGTACATCATCTTCATAGTTATTAGCTTTGTCAAAAAGATCTTCTAGGTCTCTTCTGTCAAAGGTATTAAGGTCGAAGAGCCTAGCAACTTTTTTATCGTTAAGCTCTATGTCATTTCCTCTTATTTTAAGCATAAACCCACTCCGGAGTTGGACTATAATTCCACTGTGCGAAACTCATCTTCTCGCCTAAATAATAATTGCGATATGCTTCTATTGCACTTTCGCACTTATACTCATCAGGCATGCACTGGGGTGGTTCTTTAAAATCACCATGCTTTATTGTTAAAGGTGCTGTTCCTAAAAAAATAATTAGTTGTTCGCTTTTGTGGGTTTTCCTGTAACGAGCTGTGTATTCTTTGCAAAGGTGCACAAACAATGCTAGTGTCCACCAATAATGCTCGGAGCTTTCTCGAACCCAAACTGCTGAAGGATGGTTCTTATGAGTCGACTGATACAAGCCAACCTTGTCAGCCCAATAGTTTCCATCTAGCTCTCGGTGCGCAGTACATAGCAGTTGCGCAGTCTCGAGTATCATCTTGACGCAATGCTTATCGCAATGCATTATAGCTGACTCTTTCGGACTAGTGTCCAAATAAAAAATATTCATTAAACTTCCTTTCTCAATATTAAAACTCTATACTTTTTTACTTAAAAGATAAAGTTTATTTTTGCCAAAACTTTAGCTTCATTTTTATTCTCTGCCAAAGAGTTGGTTTTCCCTCTTCAACTGCTTCGTGGAAAATTTCTAAAATTTCATCTTTAGGAATCTCCTGAGCATACTCTCTATTATTTAAAATATAAGAAACTGCTCTTGTAGTTATATCAAGCTCCTTAGCAATATCAGCATTTGAAAATGTTGTTGCTTTTAATTGGTGAACTTTATTAACGAATTCTTGACTATATTTTTCTTTCATATTCCTTCTCTCTATTTGTGATGCGCTGAGCAACCCCAGTCTTCTACTTCGTTCTCAAACGCAGTCAGTGTTCCATGTATAGGATCAGAAGTTTTAACTATCTGACGAAGTATAGCGTAAAGCTGTTCTATCGATTTGTAAATAATCACTTGCTGAGCTTTAGTGAACAGGCTGTCGCTTTTTATCCTGTCATGGAAGTTCATTACATATTTACTTACTTCTTCAGCCTGACGAAACAGCTTCCTATTTCCGAGCATTATTATTTCTTCCCAAAGCTTATAGACAACCGAAGACAGATCTGCAAATGCAACTATAGCACCTTCTTTTCCAGACTTAGATTGTTTCCAGTCTGTTTTCATGTCAAGACCTTCTACATTCAACTCTTTAATTATCTGGTCAATTCCAGCTTCTGCCATCTTTTCGAAAAGGGCAATAGAGTCTTCGTTATAATACTTGGTTGGTCTAGGAATGTCTCCAGTTATAACCTCGTCGACATCATGCACGATAGCTTTTTTAAGAGCATTGCCAGTGTCAAGCTTATGAGCATCGGATGAAACTGAGTTTATCTCCTCGCAAAGAGTGTAAGTAAAGAGACAAACGAAACCAGTGTGCTCCATTACTGACTCACTCTTTAGCAAGTGGAGTTGCGAATATCTTTGTATCGCAGACATCCCCTGAGAAACGCTGAATAGTTTTACGATATCCATCTATTCAACATCTGGGTTGAAGTTTTGAAACTGCTCTAGGATCTTCTGCCTACGACCAATATGGTCTTCCCAGTTTATATTATGCGTCATGGAACGACCCCATTGAGGTTTGTCCCAAGCTCTAGAGGAAAGTCCTGCGAACTTTTCAAGATCTTTTATTCCAACAATATGAGCATCAACACTTTCTTTAAGCATAATGTTCAAGCCAAAGTTCTCGTTGGTATAGGTTATTGAATATCGCTTGTGCTCAGCTGCACTGTTTTCGCTTTTAAATTTAAAGTGATCAGTCAAAGCTCTAAAGTATCCCATCTCATAAACTGTGCCAGTATCACGACCATCTACAATAGCGAATAAAACATTAGCATCAATCATTGCACTTATGTTGCTGTCGTAAATGCTCTTGGATGCTTTGGTCCTATCCTCTGGGGAAAGATGCGATATTACACCACCACTTTTACGAGGTGAGAAATAATCAAAGCCATACTTATCAAATTCTTTTTCGATAGCCTCGATCGTTTCGATCTGCTTGGGGTTAAAGAATGGTCCAGCCAAATAAATTTTCATAGTCATTATGCGTTCTCCAGTTTTTCTATATGTTTTTGCCAAAAGGCAGGTCTGTAACTTGCTTCTATACGAACCATGTCCATGTACTTCTGAGCTATGGGTGTAGAGGTTAAGTCACTATGAATGGGGCAAGGTGCTCCAGGATCATCATCAGTATGCCTCAGCTCGGCATCTCTTGTATAAGGGCAAAAGCCTTTATTGCATGGCAGGTCTTGCTCGCTGACAGATATGTATTCTTGTGCAGCAATTATGATATCTTTCCAAATACCATACTGAGCAATCCAGCATTGCCTTTTATTGACAACAGTTTTCCAAAAATCTACCTCGGCTGAAATAGATATTGTTATTTTGTCGCCAAGTGTTCTCGTCCAGCAATCCTCGGACTTTATTATTTCCATAAGATTGTCTTTTATTGTATAGTTGCGGTGGCGAACAACTTGAGCTCTTAAGCCAATAGTCATTTCTTGACACACAGTAACTATTGGTCCAATAACACCACTGGTTTTTTCATGCTCTTTAAGCATAGGTATCGGATCGACATAGCTATAGTTGCCAGCATATTTATGAAGCTGAAATTTATTATTAAGCTCCGTTTTACCAATAACGAAATATTCGTTTATAGTTGCAAGGTGCTCATATAGTTTATAAATTTTTACCAAGCCTCGCCAAGACAACCTAGTCGTGAAAGAAGTTATTGCAGAAATAGGCATGTGCAAACGATACTCGTCTTGAATAATACCTGCATCCATATCGGCTTTTATTTTCTGTTTAAGCAGCAATATGGTTTCGTTGTCCTCAGAAAGCTGAAAGTATTCTGGAACAACAAACTCGGAAGGTGCGTCAACTCTAGAGGTTCTTGCCCACATAACGTGATCTCTGAATGAGGCAAATATCTCTCGCTCTAATATTGTGCACTGAACGCTCATAACAACTGAGGGTATCTCGTTGACTGGTGCGTCGATAGATAAAATTGTATCTAATGGAGTGGTGTCGTCGGGAGATCGTGACAGCTCCCAAGCGACCCTAGATAAATTTTTACCTGACGAAACTCTGTCGTCTGATATTATTTCAATCTTCATTTTTTAATTTCCAAACTCTGATGTCATTAGTTGCATTTCCATTATCATCTCTTACTGCTCTTGACAAACATTTGAAACCTTGCTTTTTGCAATTCATTCTGAAAGAAACAACATCGCCTGAAGTCTTAAGGACAGTGCTGTCTCCTACAGCCATTGCATTAACAAGCCTGACCCATTTGTTTCTAGACTTATCAAATTCAGAATAGGGAATACCATGCTCGATGGTAAACCCTAGAACTTCTTTTACAACTTTACGCATCTTTAACCTCAGCCCATGCGTGGTCAATATCCCACTTTAGATCTTGCAGACGACCACCTTGCTTAATGTAAAGCTCATAAGGCATATCAACACCGTGATTTAGCAGAAGCTGGAACGAGGCATAACCGCAAACCTCTTTAGTGTTTTTCTTGCGAGGGTTCGCAGTAACAAGAACATTGATAACCTTACCTGCAAATGAACCGCGAGGCTTCTTAGGAGCAATGCCGAGTGGCGTCATTCCTGGAAGTGCCTCGACCTGAGGTGGTGACTTGACTTTATCGAAGGGTGTGGTCGTTACATGAATATCAGCAATAGCATCCATAAAACGCTTAGCACCAGTTTTATTGTCAGAGAATTTTTTAACAGGCTTTTCTACAAGCTCGTTATAAGCATCAACAAGAATAGATCCTGTTACAGTACGACAAGCCAAAAGCTCATCAGCAGTTTTGAAAAATG